CTAGGACATCACCAGATGAAGGAGTCCAAGAAGAAGAAGAGCGAACATCATTTTCATCGATATCACCATCTTCGAAGAATATCACTTGATAGATATCGCTGGCAGCTGTAAACCTATTCGGTTGTGTAAGCATCCCAAGCTCAAACGTAGTAGCGCCATCAAAAGTTGTTAAGGTGAATTCTAAATATCTATTTTCACTATTAAACTGATAAAAAGTAAATTGGTGTTCTGGTGAGTCCCATAATACATCTCGGAGACCCATTCCAGCATCGTAATAACCACCACCGTATTCTGCGCTTTGCCCGCGGCCTACTACTACATCACCGTAGGTAGGTGTTGCAGGGTATACAGCTGTAGGCAAAGAAGCAAACGAATCAGTCCATTTCATTATGGCGCCACCGAACTCGTTAGTAGATAATGTACGCATCAGGAAGGCATCAGCACTAGTACGACTACGATTCATAATAATCTCATCAGCACGAGCATTATAATCTGAAGTTACATTACCATAAGACTTATCTTCTTTATCGCTTTCATAAACATTACCACCAGCGACCCACGTGTTTAGTGTATCCTCAGTAAAATTTGTACCATCGGAGGAAGTGAAGGTAACTGCGTTGCATAAAAGGATGTAGTAATTATCGTTTGAAAGGACTTGCTGAAAATTAGACTGTACTGAAGCGGCCGTAACTATAGTTGTGTTTGTCCAGTTACTAAGATCGGTAGAAGTGTATATATAAGCAGATTCACTAGCACCCCAATCACTGAGAAGCCTCAAGGCTATATAGGTACCATTGAACCAACGAACATCTTGGAATTCCCATAACTGGGTAGCACTAGACCCTGCAGCAGTCCAAGTAACTAAATCTGGAGAAGTAGCAGAACGATAAGCTGTATTACCTGCTATAGTTCCGTAAGCCACGTACTCAGTTCCATTGTGGCGTATCCAACGAACATTGACAATATCCCCAATAGTAACCCCATTTGCTACAAGAGTAAATGTTACCAGATCAGTAGAAGTGTAAACATCTCTATCAGCTGAATCATATCTGCATAAGACCCACAGTCCAGTATCTTCGATATAATTCAGAGTAGCATCACCACCCGTGCCTACTGAGCCGCCTTGACCCATTGCGTCTACGTCAGTGAACACCATATCCAATGAAGGAGAGTTCAAATTTTTATGCCAGATATAATTCGCCTGTAGTGCCCCAGCAATATTACCTTGGCCGTATTCGAAATAGTCAACCTGCTCATCTAGATCTTGAGCACCATAGGTATCATTATAGGTTACATTATGTTGAGTCCAAGTTGCCCCGTCATCGGTACTACTCCTAGTAACTATCCCGTACTTAGGGGAAGACCCTTTATTTCGGCTAGTAAAAGACCACCAAGCACCGTTTACCCATCTAGGTATTGATACCTCAGTAAATTCGCTGTCACTATTACCTGCCGCAGCAGTAGTGCCCATTGTTATCGGTCCTATTCCCATCATAAGGCTTCTAGCTCCCCACAGATATGCCAAGTATCCTCTGCTACTTTATGGAGGACAGCTTGACCATACCGTTCTGACATAGATAATGAGGCTGAACTTTTATACTGAAGTACAACACCACTTGCAGCCTCGAAAGAAGTAGTACCAGTTCCTATCTGACGCATAACCATACTACCTCCGATTGGAAAAGCTACAGCAGCGTTAGTTGGTATAGTAACCACATTAGCTGAGCTGCTCGACATAGTCCTCACTTTACCTTGATCATCAACGGTTAATGTATACGACGTAGATGACTCATCGGATAATGCTGCAAAGCTTAATTGTTTTATAGTAGCCGCTTCACTTACGGAAGAGACAACAGTTTCTAGTGGTTCATCACCGGTTAGTGCGGTGGTTACTGGATTGGTTCCAAGTAAGTTGGTTAGGGTTACGTCAGCCATTATTTATTACTCCAAGATGCGCTCGTCTGCATTTTCCAATACACGTCGATCACCAGTTGAGGTTGTACGATAACGTAGAGGATTAACATACGTAAAAGTATAGACGAAAGTATAATAACTGGTGTATTCACTATCGTCATCTTCTGTGCGAATAGCGTCAATCTCTACTCGCATAGTAAAAGTTGTTCCAATTGGGTCTGGAGAAGTATAAAGAGCTTCCTTCCCAGATACATTAGTATCTGTCTGTAAGAGAGTACTAGTATCATCATTATAATAGCGAACCTCAAATAATACACCAGTCTCAGCTTCCGATAAAGCAACATTATACCAATCATCACCACCAATATCTAATTGCTGAGTTCTATCTTGATACTCCCAAGTAACTTTCACTTGAGGGGATTCTACCAAATCAGGAAAATACGTATTATTGATTTTAACTTGGGATGCATTGTAAGGCAGTAATGCCCGTTCTTGCATCACGAGGGTATGCGCAGTGGCATCAGCTTCATCTAGTAAGCCTTGGCCGGTTTGGGTTAAGGCTTTAGCATCGATGGAGTCACCTAAAACATAAGGTGTTGTATCAGGGGTGACCGCACTAAACCCTGCATCGCAGAAATAGATAATACTGTCAATGGGATGACTCCGCGGATATGAATCCATGTACCCTCGACCGACATCTACGAGTCCATTTACCACATCCACGGAATCAATTCTTAAAATCTCTTCATTAAGGTAAGCATAACTCCCTTCAGTAATTTGAGCGGAGTTACCTTGAAAACTTTTAATTGAAATACTAGTTGTATCAGTTTGGTTTATTACTGATGCTAACAACGCAGTAGGTGCTGGTGCACCGTTGGTTACCGTTATATAAGCATCTTGGTCTTGGCGAGTTTGCAAAGCAAAACTATACGTACCAGCGGAAGGTGGTTCGATCACCATTTGAAGGAAACAGTCGCCTTCATTTAAACTATCAAGTGTAGCTTGAGTAAAAGTAGTATTTAGAACGAAGTAAGGTAATTCAACAACCACTTCGTTAACAGCTGGTATCGGATCAACGACTTCTTCCACCCACCCTGAAGTGACTGGTGACAGGTAAGATACAGTTGGTTGGCTAAAGATATCTTCGACGGCATTAATGACTACTAGTGGATTTTCTAGACTCCCGTAATCCACTGATCCTACTCTAAGGATAAATTCTTCAATACCGTAATCTTCCCATGTAAGTTTGATAACATCACCAGGAACGATTTCCCATGCTTCTCTGTTCACCACTAGTTTAGCTCTAGCCAGTGGGGTTGAAGCTTGGTGCAGCTCCCGTAATGCAATCTTAGCTGCTAAATCAGCATCGTCTATACCATCAAAAGAAACACTCTGAGATATGACTAACCCTTGAGCTTGAATAGATGCCAGATCTTGTACAGCTATTGTGGAATCATTAAGATCCCCTCTTTTACGGTAGGTTAGGACTATCTCGTTAACCATCTGAGAAAAAGCTGGGCGTTCAAAAGAGACAAGAGAAGCTATATTGGTTTCATCAAATATTGGTAAATCGTCAGTTTCATAATCATCGCGAATAAGCTTGAGCTTGAATTCACCTGTTTGGCGATCATTGTAGAGAATACCGTTTATGTGGTCAAGCACCTGCTGTATGAAGTCTTCCATCTTACTTTGTTGAGCATAGATAAAAGAAAGACCGAAGTCCTCATCATAAAGAGTATCCGTAACTTCTGTGAAGGACGTTGAATCTATATCCGTACCACTTATACCAAGACCCCAATCGGCGTTCGTAAGGCAATCATAAATAATATGACCACCGTTAGCCACATCATTGACAATCTGCTTAGAAGGGTTAAAACCTCCGCCGGGTATATCAGTTACTGCGAATGCCCATGGTTTTGGATATGGGCTCATTGCTGCTAGATAACCGCCACCACTTTGAGAAATATAGTTAGTCAATGCTGTATCTGAGCTATCATGGGCTCTAAAGACAGCGCATGTCACAAAACGAAAAGCAGGCGTAGCAGATCCAAATTGACTAACTAGGTAGTCGTTAGTAGTTTGATCTCCTGCACCGAATTCATAATCAATGTTACCAACAATACCCCCTTCTTTTTCATCCCCACCAAACAAAGCAGGCTGACGGGCAAGAACGGTTGTGTTATCTGTCACCGAAGATAATTCTAATGAGCGCTTACCGAAATATACTTGATCAATACTATCGACAGGACCATGGCAAATTGCCATATGTAGTCCCATAAAATATCGATAACCGACCGTTTGTTCTTTACTTCCGCCCACGACGCACCTCTATTACTTTATTAGCCATAGAATCATTAAGTTGTTCTAGGTCCTTGATCTCTATACCGTTCTTTAAGAAATCTTTATAATCAAGATTATACTTCTTAAAAAATAAGCGTACCCCACGAGAACAGAACTTAACTTGCCTGCAATCGCTCATAGTAACTTTCATTACTTAGATCCTGACTGGGTAATTTTATTATAACCTAGATCCCCGTACCATACAATATTAGGGCTCTGAACAATACGTTTACCAAATACTTTCGGTATAGGTTTACCTTGGTCAGCTGTTGGTACATCGATCTCACTTAATGAAGCAGGTTTCGTTCCTGGTGGCTTCGGTTGCAGAACTACAGCTGCGATGATAACCACAATAGCAAATACTAAGTAAAACATAAATTCTCCTAAAAAATAGATGTACCGTCCATTGGGTTCTTAGACGGGATATATGGAAAGCCACCATAATTTTCTATGTTACTGAATTTACCCGAACAGGTAGTGGCATCTCTATTACAACCGGGATATACTGTAACGGTAGATCCTACTGCAGCATCTTGCAAGGATAGGTTCAGTACTATGGTACCAGAACTGTTAGTATGATCTGTTATGAAACGCTTATCGGTAACCCCGTTATTAACAAACTCTATAATCCCACCGCGTAGCCAATCATCATCATACTCGGCATTTATACTTACAATAAAACCAGTACTAGTTAAAGTGGTTCCATCAATACTATCTAGGGTAGCTTCAATAGAATAAGTTGACTTGATTACTCCGCAGTAACCGCCATAAAGTACATGAGGACAAGTAGTCTGATATAATCTGCGTAAGCCGGGATTCTTTAATAGGCTTATATTCTGCTGACAAGTGATAACAGCTTCGTTTTCCTCATGGGCTACATTTAATACTCGCCCTTGAAAGATTACTGCTGGATCATCGTCAGAAGCATGAATTCTAGTCACAGTAATACTAATCACAACAGTTGGTACGTCAGTTAGAAAATTCGATATAAAATCATTACTCCTGCTAGTAGTGATTTTAAGTTTAGATTGACCAATATCCTGCGTTGATTGTATTTTACTACGTTTTATTGGTTCTGCTAAAAAGGTACGTGCACCATAAGCTATATCTGTATCACCTGAGGTATAGAGCCAGTCCTTAGTACCTCTAGTGAACGTATACAGTTCCCGTGGCTCGAAATACTCAGATGTTTCAATTGAATCGAATGACATAGTATATCCTAGTTATTAATTTCTGTTATGGGAAGACTAGTTTGAGCAGTGCGATTACCTTTCCATACTATCTCAATAGTATCGGAAGATAACCTCTTACGTCCTAAGAAACTTATCAAGGCAATATCTTCTGCATCTATGCCTAAAGACTCCGTAAAAGTGATTAGTAGATAATCGTCTCCGTCCTGATCGATACTTGTTATCTCAACAAATAACCAACTATCATCGTTCAGTTGGATAGCTAGATCATCTCTCTCTGTGGTTAAGCCAAGCTGACCTTCATCGAGCACCCTTAAATCAGTCGTTAGTGCACCTGAATCCGCATTAGTAAAATCAGTCTCAAAAGTTGGCATCCAGAACGGTCTAAACGTCCCAGCTCTTCTATTTAACCATTTTCTAAAGTTCCAAGCATCTTCAAGGCTATCCATCTGGATTCCGACTGTTCTCTTTGTATGGGTCTTTAACCAAGGGGCGTAACTTTGGACAAGGCCGTATTGATAATCAACAAGATCCACTCGATTATGATATACGTCTGTAACGAATCCGTTAATTAACAAAGGCTCGTCCACATAAACATCAAGGTCTTTATACTGAAGATCTGATGCTTCATTATCTATTACAATATTATCGACGGACTGATACTTCGCTGTAAGTCTTTGCCAGTCGCCAGATGTACCCCGTGTTGGATCACCTAATAATCTGGCGGTTCTGACTGGCATTACAAAAGCGGAAGTGGTATATGAATTGGTCAACCCAGAAGAGATAGTGATCTCGGCATCAGTAAAGCTATCAATCTCTATTAGTTCATACTTGTTAATACTTTCATAAATTAGGCCTAGACCCCCTTCTCTAAAGTCCCCGTACAGAGATGAAGCATGCAGAATAGTTGCGCCGGCCGTTTCCGCTATATCTAAATTACGTGCTTCAGAAGATACAGGTACACCAAAGTTATTAGTACGCCAACCGTACATCAAGGAACTTAGTTGAGCTATCTGATTACGAGGGATATTAATTGTAAAGGAGAATTCTTGACGAGGTGCATTCCTTAGTCTTAATCTCTGCTCATAGCCATTATGCGAGGTTAGTATTTTCGTTTGCCAATTTATAGCTTCAACTAAACCAGCTTGGAATAGGTAAGGTAAAGGAAGAACACGGCTCCCTACTACGGAAATCTCTAGGTCGTCATAACCGTCTTCAAAGTTGTAGTAATAGGTGCCATCAATGGTTGGCGGACCTTCTCCGACTGATACGGTTAAGGTATAAGTAAGTTCTTCTAGTGGGGCGAGCATAGTTGGTGGTACATCACCATCGATAGCTATACCTTCAACATTGGTGGCCAATATCTGGTCTAGTCTGACGGCATTAAAGTAACCATTCCAGATAACAAACTCGCGAGTAGCATCTGTAACAATGTTCCCAACGTTAACAGGATTAGGATCCGCCGTAATACGGTTATAGAAAATTTCCCCGAAACTACTAACCTTACAACCTGCGTGATCATTTGGGAACTGATTTTCTGTATTAGAGGTAAGATCACCCCAATCGGTTTCTGCTATATCGGCCAACGCCGATCCTGCATTTGTGAAATAACTGGAGTCATAGAAACTCTGCCGTAATTGCAGATTTGAGGATTCCGCGCCACCAGGAGAAGAATCTATGAATACGCCAGTAAAATCAGCCATAGTCTATGTTATAACCTTATAAGCAATACCCCAGTCGTCAGAATTGGTAGCAACTGTACTATCCCCGTTTTTCTGGGCAAGTGGGTATACCACCCAATCAGTGTTCACTGTTTCTTCTTCAGATAAGTTAGTAAGCTTAATAGAGCCCACATTAGGTACCGTACCAATTAATTGGACCTGTCTGTAATCATCCTCAGATTGACGATAGATATTAACAGGGAAAATAGGTGCTCTTAATGAGTATTCACTAGGGCTATTGTCAATCATATATAAATATGGGGAAATAATACAGGTACCATTACCACTAGAGTAATGATCTGTGCTATAACTAGGAGGTATGGTACCACTTGCGCCTCTCGCATCTGGGGTAGCATTATCATCACCACCGAACTTAGTGAAGTCGTCCTCGTTATTAGCGCCTAAGGAGAAGTGCACATAACATGCTCCTGCACTATCGGAGTTAGAAAGGTTCCCCCTCGCACCAAAGATCTGTAGAGAACTATTATGACTACCGTTTATAATAGGTGCCCAAGCGTCTGGCGTAGTATGGGTGTAATATTGATAACTACTGGCAGTTGAGTAGGCACCGCCGGTATAGCTACCACATTTGGTTACATGACCGAACGCCATATGCGTATAAATACCGGAGGAGCATTCAAGAACTATAAAGACACCAGTACCATCAGTATAAAATACATATTTAGTATAAGGACCTGTAAAATCAAAAGCCCCCATCCTAGTAGGATATTTCTGCCCATTATTTGTATCATCGAAATTATCTTGGTCAGGAAGCTCTAGCATCATTCTAAATTCGACTTGGTATTCAGAACGACCACTCGAGGAGCCTCTGTCATAATTATATTCTCTGAAGCCCCAGTACATGAGCTGTCCGTCCACCGTTTTGGATATACGATGTATATCTTCT